GGCAGCCTTGAGAGTCAAATTGTACTTACGTGCCAAATCAGACTCCCAATGTACAACATCCGCCTCACCACGAATCGCAATGATGATATCATCACCCATAAGAATGATGAACTCGATCAAGTCCACAATTTCCAACAACAATTCAGCAATCGCAAGTTCGTTGATGTCGTTGTTTCGATCAAGTGTGTACGCAGCTCCAGACATGTTCTGATCGCGCAACCATGCCTTAATGCCGGCTTTCATAGCAGATACGGTGCGCGTGTGTTGTGCGTTCTTGATGAAATCAATGAAGTCTGGCAACACTCCAAACTTCGCCAATCTTCGCAGATACAACTCCGCAAGCTTGGCGCCTTGAGACTTGTCATACTTTGAGTAATCAATCTCAATGTACCTTCGAATACCCTTTTCGTTGGGACGCCAATCGAAGCCGTTGAGAAACTCATTGATGTCATCGATGCTCTTGCCTTGTAACACCAACACATTAGGCTTCAGGATCTCCTGTTCTCTGGCCACTTTTTGTGCAATTATCGGTGAGAACACAGCGACACTCTTTCCACTTGCATCATACTGAATTGTCTGACCATGCTTGACAGATGTGGCATAAGACGCATCCATCGTTGGCTTGGTTTTTCCTTTCACCATGAGAGCAACTCCCGATGCCCCCGCAAGCATCTCAGGAAACGTATATCCCTCAGCTTGTGCGTTCAGACGACGCCGCTTCTCTTCATCAAGTTTAGACGCCCACTGCGTCACAGCCTCCTCTGTGGGTCCAATGTACGGCAAATTGGACAAATGTTCATCGGCCCCCTGTACGTAAAACACCTTCAAACAAGCTTGCCATGCCCTGTCCCACAGGAAGTTCACATCCATCGGCTCATCAGACTTCGGAGTGTTCAGATTACGCACGTTGACAGCGTGCATTGCTGTATTAAACGTACTCCTAGAGTTAGGAGGAACGTGACCACGCAACGCTGGTGGGTAAAATGATTCAGGTTTGACTCCAGACAGTCTACTGACATCGAAC